ATTCAAGTGTAAATATCAGTCATTATCAAAATGGAAAATCAGATTTCAAAAAGAAGGTAAAATTGTAAGAAAACCAAGAAATAACAAAGACCTTAAAATAACACCACAAATAGTATCATTTGTGAAACAAAATGTTAGACTACAACCAACTATTACATTATGGGAACTTTCAAAACTTGTAGATAAACATTTCAGTATCAAATTATCAGACCATACTATATACAATATTTTACATCAAAACAAAATAACAAGAAAGAGATTAAAGAATAAATACTATCCTGAAAAGAGAGAAGGTCAAGAGAAGGATGATTTAACAAACTTTTATAAACAACTTTCTCATTACAACTATGATAAGACTATTTGTTTAGATGAAACATCTATATATCTAAATATGACTTCTTCTTATGGTAGAAGTAAGACTGGTACAAGAGCAATTTATAAGACTAATAAGTATCCTTTCAAAAGGTATAATATGCTATGTGCTATAAGTGCTAATAAAGTAGTTGGGTATGTTCTTTATAAAGACTTAAAAGGTGGTGTAAAAACACAAAATATTATAGACTTTTATAGTGATGTAATCAAAGATAAATATAAAGACCACCTTATAATAATGGATAATGCTGTTATACATAAATCTAAAATAGTCAGACAAACAATAGAAGAAAGTGGTAATCATTTACTTTATAGTGTTCCTTACCATCCAGAAACAAATGCTATAGAAGAGTTTTTTAGTCAGTTAAAACACTATATCAAAAAGGAAAGTCCAAATACTTATGATGATATACAATTAGTCATTAAAGACATAATCAAAAATAAAATAAGAAAGGAACATCTAACAAATTATTTGAAACATAGTTTTAGAATGTATAAAAATAAATAAGTTTGTCTCATTTTTCTTTTCGGTTGGTGTAATAAAATAAAAGAAATTTTACTTGCATATTCTGTGAATCACAAAGAATAAATTGGTTTATGTAGCTGAATCCAAACAATTCAATATAGACAGTCCCATGTGATATGCAAGATTTACAGGAATAGCATTTCCTATTTGTTTGTATTGAGATGAAATACTACCAAAAAATTTATAATCATCTTCAAACGTTTGAATTCTTGCATATTCTCTGATAGTTAAGGGTCTATCTTCACTTGGATGACATCTTTCTGTTTGTTTCTGTGAAGGAGTGCATAGTAATGTAAGGGATGGTTTTTCCATAGATAACCTATGTAAAATTCCTCTTTTCCCACCGCCTGAAAAATAACTTTTTCCCAAATATTCTTTTTGTAGATCATCTGGAAGATTGATCCAACACCCACCAGGTGGTATATGTTTGAATAATTGTTTTTTGTGTTCAGGGTATTTAGCACCAATACTTTGTGGAACATTAATTAAAGCATCTTTAAGAACTTTCCTTTCATTTAGTGCTTTTGGAAATTCATATTTTATCCCAAGTGACTTTAATGTTCCAACAATAAATACTCTTTCTCTCTTTTGAGGGACTTGATATTGATTTGCATTTAATACCCTGTATTTTACTTCATACAAATTATCTGCAGAAAGATCTGATATAATTTTTTGAATAGTATTTCCTTTGTCGTGAGTTACAAGACCTTTTACATTTTCTATCATGAAAATTTTGGGTTTTATTTGAAAAACCATTTCAATAAAATTAACAAGAAGTTCCCCCCTTGAATCATTTAATCCTTTTCTAAGTCCAGATTGTGAAAATGATTGACATGGTACTCCTCCTGTAAATAAATCAACAATTCCTATATATTTTGATATATTGACATTTTTCATATTATCACATAATATATCTACATTGTCATGATTCAGTTGAAGAGTTTTGCAACAATCTTTGTTGTTATCATTTAGAAGCAATGGGTGTAATCCAGCCTTTATCAGACCAGAGCTTAAACCACCGCATCCAGCACATACTTCTATAAAATTACAAACCATATACAATTATAAATAAATTGTTATTTATTTTCTATATCATTTTTTTTGCGAATTGCTATTAAATAAAAATTTGATAATTAGAATTAAATCTTTCTTTATCCAATGCATAATTTGTAAAAATATATAAGGATTATTCCTATTAATATAGACAGCGAGAAACAACAGTAATATTATAAACAATGCCATCCAGATTTCAAGAAATGCTAAAGGCTCAACGAGAGAACTCAGAAACTTCACGAGCTGGTCTAAAATGGGACCTTGACGAAGATGAAAGAATGCTTTCAATGGTAAGAAATGGTCAAACAACTGATGAAGTTGCAAAGGTTCTTCAACGAACACCTGGAAGTATTCACACGAGACTTATTATCAATGCAATTAACAAAATGAACAATGATAATGCATCACTTTCAGATGCGGCAAAATATGCTTGCATTGATGATAACGACGTAACTGAATATCTAAGCAAAAAGGCACAAAGAGATAATAAGAAACAAACAAGAATTCAAAGAAAGAAGGAAACACCTACACTATATTCCCTACAAGATGCTATTTATACCATCAATAGAAGACTTGAAGTTCTTGAAAAAACTGTTGGACGATAAATAAAAAATGATATAAATATTTATTTTTTTCTTTTAACCAATGGAACCTACAGATTTAGACAATTGTTGGAATTTATTGGATGATTTTAAAAATGATTTACAAGATATAATAGATGAAACAAAATGTAGTTGTGGTTCATCCGAAGTTATAGTGGAAGATAGTATGCAAATATGTAAAAACTGTTGTGCTGTAATGGGAAGATTAATTGACAACACAGCAGAATGGAGATACTATGGAAGTGAAGATAATAGAGATGGAGATCCATCCAGATGTGGATTGCCTACGAATAGTTTGCTTCCTAAATCATCGTTAGGTTCTATGATAGGTGGTACGAAACACGATAATATTGATATAAAAAGAATTAGAATGTATCAATTATGGAATTCAATGCCATATGATGAAAGAACTTTATGGACTGTATTTGAAAAACTTACTTCGAATACAATTAATAATGGTATTCCACAAAAAGTAATAGACGATGCTAAAGTACTATATAAAAAAGCTGCTGAAAAAAAGATATCAAGAGGAGATAATAAAGAAGGTCTTATAGCTTCTTGTATATATCATTCTTGTATGATTAATAATGTACCAAGAAGTTCAAAAGAAATTGCAACTATGTTTAATATCAGTCCTATTGTATTGAATCGTGGCAACTCTCGTTTCCAGACACTTCTTAAAATAAATGTATCTTCATCAAATCCAGACGACTTTATATCAAGATTTGGTAGTAAACTTTCAATGAAAATGGAAGATATAGATAAGTGTAAAAAACTTGTAAAATTCCTTGAAAAAAATGAAATCTTAAGTGATAATTCTCCGACATCTGTTGCAGCAGGTATATTATATTATTATTCCATTACTGAAAATATAGGATTTACTAAAAAACAATTTTCAGCAGCTTGTAATGTATCTGAAGTAACTATTGTGAAAAATTATAAAATAATATGTAAATATAAAGATTTTATTGATAAGTATAAACAAGACATTTACAAATGAATGATAAATTATATGAATTAATTTGTTCAGCAAAAATAAATGAAAGTTTATATGAGTCTACTAATATAATTATTAAAAATTCTTATGAAGAACTATATTACACGTTTATAAATGTCTGTAGTTATATAGGTTCTTTTTTATCGATTAATGATACTTTTTTGTGGTTAGATACACTTAGTGATTTAAATGATTTTATTAACGATGATAATATAGTTATCACTAAGGTTTATATATTAATTACAAAACTATGTATAATATGTGATATCAATATACAAAGACCTAATGTAGTAACGGGTAATATGAATATTAAAACACTTAGAACAAAAATAATCGACCTTTTTGAAGTTACTGATTTTAAAATTTCAGAAGATGGTATTTCAAAATATATTGAAATAATGCCATCACCTTCAAGCGAAACATATCCACTTATTAATCAAATTATAACAGGCTATATCTATAATGTTAAGAAAATTCAAAATATGGAAATAGAATGTTTAGAAATAAATACAATTACAAATAAACTCAGGAATTCTATAGACTATATAGTAAGAAAAAAATACCTATTAGAAAATAAAATTTATCCAAATGACAATGATTGTATATGGTTTTTATGGTCCTTGTTGTTATATATTTTTGAGAGTCAGGAATTAAAACTTTTATATAATATTTTTACTTATCAATATTCAAAAAAACATAAAACAAATCGCATAGGACTATTACATGGAGCCTTTTTGTTAGTTGTTTATAATATAAAAGCAGATATATCAAGAAAATGGAATCAACGCGAAGAAACTATCATTAAAAAAATAAATGATATCGGGCTACAGTTATTTAAAGACTTGAAAAAAGAAATTATTATAGAATGTGATGAAAAACCAATTGAAAAAAAAAATAATGATGGACTTGATTATATTGTAAATTTTGTACCAACAATCGATAATACACAAAGACCTGTTGTTAATAATCAGATTGAAGAGAAAAAAATTGTTAAATGCAAGGATATGAAACTTTATTAATTTTTTTATTATACTTTTATAGATGAAAGGAAAAGCTATACTTTTTGGATTAAATTACGCTCATTGTAAATCTGGTAAATTAAAAGGATGTATTAATGATGCTTATAATATGGCAAAATATATACATAATACTCTTAATCTGGAAATTGAATTATATACAGATGATACCGATCTGAAGAACACATCATATGATGGTATTGTGTCAAAATTTCACGAAATTGCAATAGAATCTTATAAAGAAGATCTTGATTTTGTATGGATACATTTTAGCGGCCATGGAAGTCAGCAAAAAGATACTTCTGGCGATGAAGCAGATGGATATGACGAAGGTCTTGTTCCTTCAGATTATGAAAAAAAAGGTATATTAATTGATGATATTATCCATAAAATATTCTGTTCTTTTAATCCTAAGACAAAAGTACTATTTATATGTGATACTTGTCATAGTGGGTCAATATTAGATTTGAAATATAGTTGGGATGTTGATAGAAAATGTACTATTGATAACAAGAGTAATGCTGTAAAAGCTAATACTATGCTTATATCTGGGTGCAAAGATGAACAAACATCAGCAGATGCTTTCAATTTATTAAATGACAATAAATCAGTAGGAGCATTATCAGCAAGTATTCTAAAAGTATTAAGTAAAAAGCCAGAAAAAATATATAATGCCTTCTCTCTTATTAATTCTGTAAGAAATGAACTTAAAAGAGGAGGATATTCACAGTATCCTATATTAAGTACTAATTATGATATATCTGAAAATTGTTCCTTGATACCTATGATGCAACCATTAAAAACTGTTCCAACACAAGCTCCTCCAACAAATCAAGCTATACAACAGCCATCTGTAATACAACCCGTTAAAGTAGTTCAAAATCAAAATATACATAATGAAGAAGAAAAACAAGAACATTTATATCAACAAATTATGCAAAAATACTATCAACAACAAAAACTTAGCCAGCAATATCAACAAGCTCAGCAATATCAACAAGCTCAGCAATATCAACAACCCCATCAATATCAACAACCCCATCAATATCAACAACCCCAACAATATCAACAACCCCAGCAATATCAACAACCCCAGCAATATCAACAACCCCAACAATATCAACAAGCTCAACAAACTTATCAATATTATAAAAGACCAATACAAATAAATTATTTACATTCTCCAAGACCATCCCAATATTATTTATATACAACTCAAGTACAAAACCAAGAACAATATAATAATCATGAAGCTTACAGTAATTAAATCCCTAAGAATTTAAGTAATTTAGATTTTCTATTATATTTTGATATGAATATATTATTTTTATTTTGAATATTTTTAACCATTTCATTATGATATATTTCGCTTTTTGTAGGAGGATAGTCGTAAAACCATTTGATAAGAGTTTCCTTATCTATTATTTTTGTATAATTATAATTATATTCATTCATCATATATAATATAGATCTTGATATAAATCCCCTTGAAGATTTATTTGGAATGAATAATTTTTCTTTATGATTTACAAAATTATTACAACACAATGATTCCCAGTTTTTTTCATTTTTTATTTCGTCTGTGTATTTGTAATTCGAACGCATATTATTTAATTTATTAAATGTTTTAACAATATTATGCATATCATTCTCATCTTTCTTGTTTAAATAACATCGTGGGAATACATGTTCAAGAGAATAGAAATCTTTACATTTACATTCGAATTCTTTGTCTAAATATACACAAGGCATATTTTTATTCAGAATAATTGCATTTTTGATAACATTTGTATATTTTATAGTGTTAGAAGAAAGAACACCGTCTACTAAAATTGTCAACAATGCAACTAATAATTTAATCATTATATGATTTTATTAAAATAACAGAAATTAAATATCATTTTTTTATTTACATATATTAGGAAATAGATTATGTTTGAACTATTAACTGATATGTTATCTACTGCCCAAGATGTTGCTCAAGCTGGTGGAAACTGCCAATTAGATCAAGCTGGTGGAAACTGCCAATCAGATCAAGCTGGTGGAAAACGCCGCAAAGCTGCCAAAAAAGTAGGAAAAGCCCCTAAGCTTTCTATGCGTGAAAAACTCAACAATATGACTGTTGACAAACTCAAAGCCAAAGCTTCCAAAATGGGTATCCGTGTAAACAAAAGAAAGGACGGAAAACTCGTACCTATCAAGAAAGCTACTCTTGTTGAAAAAATCCTTAAACAAATGTAAAAAAACTAATTTATTTTTATAAAACATATATAAATAAATAAAAATTATTTAAATATATGGGTAATACATCTGCAAAACAGTATATAGATAACAAACCTGATTTATCTACAATTGACCCCTTAACAGTATTTGATTTGCCAAAAGATTTTACTTGGGAACAATTAAAAAGTGCTTATAGAAATGCTGCTTTACAAACACATCCAGATAAACCAGGTGGAAATAAGGAGTTATTTGATTTTGTAACTTCTTGTTTTGAAAAATTAGCAAATGATTATAAATCTCGTAAAGCTAATAAATCTCATACAGAACTAAAAAAAGAATCTAATATTTATTTTGACAAAATGATAAACACTAATATTGCTCATCCTTCTTCAATTTTAGAAAACACTGAACCATTTAATCGTCGTTTTAATAAAGCTTTTGATGAATGTAGATATCAAGATGAAAACATTGAGTTTGGATATGGTAATATGATGTCAAAATCATCTGCTTATAGGGAAGATATCAAAATAGATAATTTATTTAATAGAAATAATGTAGACGTATCAACATTTAATGAAACATTTAATAAAAAGGTTCCTATTTCTAAACAAGTTGTAAAATACAAAGAACCAGAGCCTATGCTTATGGCCAAAAAAATACAATTTACAGAAATAGGTTCAAAAAGACCAGACGATTATAGTGGAAATACAGAAAGTAAAAATCTTACATATACTGATTATATGAAAGCATTTAATGGCGAAAGACTTGCTGATCCTAATCAAATTAATCAAATGAAGCAATTTAAATCTATAAAAGAATATCAAAAATATCGTGAGAAAAAAACAAAAGGCGAGCTAACAGATAAAGAAAAAAGACATATAGAGAAAAAAAAGTTAAAAGAGGAAAAAGAAGAATTAGAAAGAATAGAAAGAATACAAAATAATGACATTGCGATACAAAAAGCACATGAAAAAGCAAACAGGTTGTTACTTAAATAATTATTTTTTCTTACTAATTGTATTATATATTTTTTTTTTCAGAGAATCTATATTCTTGGTATCATTTATATATGTTCTTCCGATATATAATAAAAGATTATCATCTCTAATTAAAGAATTAATAAGTTTGCCAATGCTTATATTACCTTCTTTAATAATTGAAAGATTTTTCTCCAATTTTTCAATATCTAAAATATGATATATATACGTGGTATCACTAAACTCTATTGAAATCGTTTGACTATTGTTATCATAATATATTAAAGATACTGCGCTACTTTCAAATTCTGTAATGATATGATTTTCATTTATGTTTTCAATGAAATACCCTCTGATAATATCCATGTTATCATATTAATGTAATATTTTTTTATATGTTTTATTATTATTTAAATCATATGTCTCCCTCTTGATTAAGCTATTCTCAAGTAGTTTCATCTTCCTTGACAACCATTGGAACGACTTCCTCCTCTTGAACTACCCCTGAATCTTGAACAACTTCCGAATCTTGAACGACTTGCAAAATTCGAACGACCTCCAAATCTCGAACGACCTCCTCCTCTCGAAAGACTTCCTCATCTCGAACGACCTCCTCCTCTCGAACGACCTCCTCCTCTCGAACGACTTCCGAATCTCGAACGACTTCCTCCTCTCGAACAACTTCCGAATCTCGAACGACTTCCGAATCTCGAACGACCTCCGAATCTCGAACGACTTCCTCCCCTCGAACGACTTCCTCCCCTCGAACGACTTCCTCGTTTATCATATTATAAACTGTCATTCCCAATCTATTTAGATCATTTATATCATGATAAACAGATGTTCTCCCGATTAATAAGAGAAGACTTGCGTCTCTTATATAGTTATTGATTTGCATCCCAATACTTTCTCGATTACCTTCGCTTCTTTCTCGAATGTTTGCAACAATTCTTCTCCATCGTTCAATATCCTGAATGCGATATATATATGTTGTCCCTGGTGTAGATAAGAACTTGATTGATACTGTTTCTGTCCGACTGTCGAAGAAAATCAATGAAATAGAAATACTTGTGAATCTCGTGATAGTGTTGCTTTCTTCTCTTTCGACAAGATTCCCATCGTGGGTTTCCATCAAAGAACTTACAATGCTTAGACTCGTATAACTCAATCCGAAGAATCCTTTGAAACATTCGCTGCAGATGAAATGTCCGCAAGAAAGAACAAGAATAGGATCTGTATTTTCCTTGCAAACAGGGCACTCGATTGGTTGAGGAGGATATGTAAGATGTCCCAAAGGGAAAGATAATGAAGCACGGCAGATATGACACGAATAGTGTCCTCTCGGTACATCTATGTATCTTCTCAGTGTAAGTTCTTGTTCACGAACACGAAGGATTGATATCTGTCGCCGAATAAACTCGAGCTCTTCATTTCGCGAACTCATTCTCGTGTCACCGAATAGTATTACTTGTTTTTTAAATTGTTTAAATACAAAAAAAAGAGTACATACGAAGAATAATTAAAAAATATTATAAAAGTTTTATAAAAATTATGGAAAAACAAAGTTATGTACTCTTTTTATATTTTCTCATTTTTTTCAAAAAACATCCTTCGTGAGAATTTTGAAAGCACGCGCAAAGTAACGAAGCAAAGTCACGAAGAAGATCTGGCAAGCCGAATGAGTGCACAAGAAGCTGGTAAGACAACTGAGCACACAATGTCATCGGATGAAAAAGATTCAGATCAGCGAAGAGTGTCACACATTTGCGAAGAGGTTGAGGATATGCGGAAAAACGATACATTGGAAGAAGTTACAATACAGTTGGCTCGACTTACATTGAAACGCATAGAAGATAGTTATATTTTGACGAAACAGAAAGTTGCGACAAACATTGACATCATCTACTGCATTCGCAAATATTCAAATCTTCTGTCGATAACAAAATGCGCATTAGTATGTAAGCTGCGCATTAGTATGTAAGCAATGGAATCGCGTTTTTGCAGAAGTGACAGATGAGAACAAAGATTACGTATGTTTTCGCATGCAAATACAAGAGGAGAGGAAGGTTAAAGAAGATAAGTTAAGAGACAAGCAATGCAATTTGTGTTTCATGACCAACAAATGGCATCCGACGAGAATTATACAAGAGCGCTTTATCAAAATGGGATACTGTGCTAAATGCGAAAAGGATTTCTTTGATCATCATTACTATCCCAAAGGAGATGGTTGGGTGTTGGTGAAAGAGAAGCGTTTCGTATTAAAAGCAGTTCGACTACATGTGGCAATGAAAATTGTTGGTATCTACAAGAAGCTCGGTGATGAAAATGGATATTTACATTACAAAAATCTTATAATACATGAAGAAAAAGGTGAAATTAAACCTCAAATTGAGAAGTATATTCAAGAAATGCGCGATGTTTTGGAATACATTATTTGCGAACAACAGGAGTTTGCAATCAGAAAAGCAACGACATTGGATAATATTGTACCGATCAACGAGAAAATTATACAAAATTTAACTCAGGAAGAGTTTATCAGATATTATTCACTGATCATTAAGCAAATAAGTGAACAAAATATCAAAGGACAGCCTTATCAAAAAGGAAGCGAATATATTCCACATTATGTGGAAAGATGTATGGATGAAGTTAAATTGATTCTGAATAGATGTAAGAAAGGAAAGTGTTTTAGAGATACTTAAGTATTGTTTGATGTGTTTTTACTAAATAAAATGAAAAAAGAAAAAGAAAACACACCAAGTGTTCAATCTGAATATGATTAAATATAAGCAAAATCAGGCATAAACTTGACAAATCAGTTTATGCGCGTTTAAAAAGATCGAAAAAAAATGTTTTTAAATCTTTCTAAAAATAAAGTATGACTACAAGAAGCTATGGCATAATTGAAAGATCACCAGAAGTGTCAGATGATATATACGAATACATTGAAAACCACTACATTGAAAAGATAGATATGTTAAAACATTACACTAAAACATTTGATAATGTAGATAATTTTGAGAAGGAATTAAGAGAATATAAACAGCAGAGAATGATATCACAAAATGATAAATTGACTTCAATTAAAAATAATTTATTGAAATATCTACAAAATAAAGTATATGATGACACTATAGACATCAATATTAGAAATAAATATGATAAAAAAAGACACATTGAAGTTATTTCGTATTTGAACAACCAAGGTATTATTAAATTGGCAGACAGTAGTAATAAAGATTATGCACCTTTAACACCAGAAATTTTGAAACAATACAACTTATATGGTTATATCAATGAAATATTGGATATTTATGAATTCAAACAACACAAAGCGACTATGATTATTGATATTTTGAAGTGCATATTACCGCCTAATCCAAATGCGGTATACATAAAAAACAGTAGTATGTTTAAAAAAAAAGAGATAAGTTTTGAAAATTTATATATATATACATACCATTTAAATTCTGAAAATTTGTCGATAAATGACAAAAAAACCATATTTTTCATCAAAAAAAATCTGCAAAACAAGATTTTAAATTTTATC